ACGAGGAGCTGGAGTCGTACAAGAAAGTCGACTGGCAGGCATTCCGGGCCACCAATCCGGAACAAGCCGCCGCGGCTTTCCAGGACTATTCGATGTTGCGTGACCGGCGCGACGAGCTGGCCACCAAAGTGCAGACCGACGTGCAAAAACGGTCGCAGGAAGCGCAGCAAACCTTTGCCAAGCGCTATGCGGAAACCAACAGCACGTTGGCCCGAGACATCAAGGGCTGGAACCAGGAAACCGCCAACAAGCTTCGAGACTTCGCCGTCGCGAACGGCGCGACGCAGCAGGACATCCTGACGCTCGCCGTCAACGCGCCATTGGTGAAGCTCCTGCACAAGGCGTTTCTCGGGGAACAGCTCATCGCCAAGCAGGCCGAGGCCGCACGAAAAGCCAAGGCCAATGCAGCGAACCCCGTCGAAGCCCAACCGCTCACGCCAGTAACCCGTCGACCGTCCGGTGTCGCAAAGGCCGGGCTGCACGATGGCCTGTCGGCAGAAGAGTGGCTGAAGCGTCGTAATGCGGAACTGAAACGCTAAACCCATCAACCCGCCCGTCGTGAGACGCGCATTCCCAGCGCGGCCGGCTGAGCCCGGCCGCCAGAAGGACCCTCTATGGCCAACTTACTCCTCACCCCCACCGCGGTGACCCGCGAGGCTCTCCGCATCCTCCATCAGAAGCTCAACTTCGTCGGCGCCACCAACCGGCAATATGACGATCAGTACGCCAGGACCGGCGCGAAGATCGGCTCCGATCTGAAAGTCAGGCTTCCCAACCAGTATGCCGTGCGCAAGGGCGTTTCCCTCTCGGCGCAGGACACCGTCGAGTCGAGCGTCACGATCTCGATCGCCAGCCAGTACGGCGTCGACCTCAACTTCACGTCGGTCGACCTTACCCTGAGCCTGGATGACTTCTCCAAGCGCATCCTGCAACCGGCAATGAGCGTGCTGGCGGCGAACATCGAAGGCGACGCGTTGGCGGCTCTCTACAAGGATGTTTACTACAGCGTCACCAACTTCGGTTCGGCAGCCACCTTCGCCAAGGCCCTGTCGGCCCGCAAGGTGCTCACCGACAACCTTGCGCCCAACAGCATGCGGACGGTCACGCTGCAAACGCAGGACAACGTGGACCTGGTGGACGCCCTCAAGGGCCTGTTCCAGGACTCCAAGGAGATCGCGGAACAGTATCGCGAGGGCCTTGTCGGACGTACCGCCGGGTTCGACTGGTACGAAAACACGCTGTTGCCGTCGCATACCCGCGGCGTTGGCGCCGGCACCACGACCGACACGCGCACGTCGGCCCTGGCGCTCACGTCAACGGCCGTGACCTCGCTCACCGTTGGTGCTCTCGCCACCGGCGGCCTCAACAAGGGCGACATCATCCGCATCGCCAACGTGATGCGCGCCCACCCAGAGACCAAGGCGAACACCGGCGTCCAGCAGAGTTTCGTGCTGACCGCCGATGCCGCCTCGGGCGCGACCTCGATCTCGATATCGCCATCCATCATCCTGTCGGGCTCGTATCAGAACGTGGTCATCCCGACCGTGGCCCAGTCGGCTGTGTTCACGGCGGAGGGCACCGCATCGTCGACCTACCCGGTGTCGCTGGCGTTCCAAAAGGATGCCTTCGCGTTCGTGACGGCCGATCTTGTCATGCCAAACGGCGTGGACTTCTCGGCCCGTCAGGTGCTCGACGGCATCTCGATGCGTATCGTGCGCCAGTACGACATCAACAACGACAAGTTCCCGTGTCGTCTCGATGTGCTGTGGACCGCGAAGTCGATCCGGCCGCAGTTTGCCTGCCGCATGGAGTTCAACGGCACGTAATCAACATGGGGGCGGTCATTCGTGGCCGCCCCTTTTCTCATGAGGGACCATGACGGAAATCAAGTCGGGCCGTAAGGCGGCCGATGTGAAGCTGTTCATCGCCATGCCGGCTCTCGATGGCCGCAACCATTGCGTAACGACCGGGGCCTTGCTCGACGCACAGGCCGCGATGATCCAGGCGGGGATTCCGCATACCGCACACGTCAATTTCCTGATGCAGGACGGCAATGTGCCCTTCGCCCGCAACCGGGCCGTGGCGCAGTTCATGATGACCGACTGCACGGACCTGATTTTCATCGACAGCGATATGAGCTGGGACACGCCGTCCTTCCTGCGGCTGATCTGCCATCCCGTCGATGTGGTCGGCGCGGCGTACCGGAAGAAAATACAAGATCCTGCGACCGGCGAGCTGGTGACGAAATACGCCGTTGATTTCCTCTGTGACGAAAACGATGAGATCAAGGGCAGCGACCCGGAGACGGGACTCCTGGAAGTGCGGCGCCTGCCGACCGGCTTTCTGCGTATCTCGCGCAACGCCATCCAGCGCATGATCAACGAATGCGGGGTGGTTGAATACGAGATCGATGACCACGGCAAGCCGCTGACCATCCATCGCCTGTTCGCATTCGAGTATATGAACGAGCAGGAAATCAGCGAGGATTATGTGTTCTGCGACCGCTGGCGCTCGATCGGCGGAAAGGTGTGGTGCGACCCGGAACTGCGCATCAATCATTACGGCATGGCGTCGTTCAACGGCCATCTTGGCGACTACATTCGCTCGCTCGTCGCGGCTCATCCGAAGGTGGAGCAGGCCGCGTGAAGCTTTCCATCATCGTCACCACCCGCAACCGGCCGCATCTGATCGTCCCGAACGTGCGCGACACGCTGCGCAACGTCCGCGATCCGAACACCAAGCTGGTTGTCATGGCGGATGAAGACGACGAGGCGACCGCGCTGGTTCGCCCGCAACTCGAGCGCATGGGCGCCAAGGTTTTGACGGTGCCGCGCCCGCAATCGCTCGGGGCCAAGTTCAATCTCGGCATGGCGGCCGAGCCCGGCGACGTATATCTGGCGCTGGTTGATCATACCCCCATGGTTACCGAGGGGTTCGACAAGAAAATCCTCGACGCTGCGACCATGTATCCGGACGGCTATGCCTGCATCTTCAACTGGTGGGCTAACCTCTCGTTTCCGTTCCTCAATGCGGTGACGCACAAGCTCGCGGAGAAAATGGGCGGCATCTATCCGGAACTATACCCTTACTGGTTCATCGATCATCACCTGTTCGACGTGGCGCGCATGATCGATCGCATCGTGTTTGTCGACGTGACGGCCACAACCGCGCGCAAGGAAACCCCCAATAAGGTATGGACGACAAACAAGCGCGAGACATGGTTCTGGGCGCTGCTGTTCGATGCCTTGGCGCCGGAACGTGCGGCCCAGGCGAAAGCGATCATCGAGAGTGATGATTTCGACGAAACGCCGATCCGCAAGCGTGTCCTCATCAACAATTTCCCATGGATCGCGCATCACTCCGCGCTGGTCAATTCCTATGCACGGCAAGACCTGGGCGGGGATTTCACCACGGACGCCTGGTACGAGGCGGTGAAGGCAACCGGCGTTGCCAAGCTCAAAGCGGCGCTCTCACCCGAGCAATGGCAGGAAGTCGAGACCCTACAGGCGAAGGTCGACAAGGACACGAAAAAGGTGGCCGCGTGAGCCTCGCCACCCTCGAATACGCCAAGCCGCTCCAGGTGGATACCGAAATGGCCGAGCTTGTTGCCCTCATCAAGAACGAGGGCGCGCGTTCCTATCTCGAAATCGGGGCGCGATATGGTGGCAGTTTCGAGCGCATCATGATGGCGATGGGCAAGGACGCGCGGGGCACGCTGATCGACTTTCCGGGCGGGAATTTTGGGGATCACAATTCCGCGCCCATCCTGTTAAGCGCGGTGTCACGCCTGCGCCGGAACGGGCGGGTGGTGAACCCGATCTTCGGCCCGTCGAGCGCGCCGGAAGTCTTTGAGCGGGCGAAGGCCTGGGCGCCCTACGATGCAGTGCTCATCGACGCCGATCATTCCTATGAGGCGGTAAGACGGGATTTCTTCATGTACGCCCCGCTCGGCCACATGGTCATTCTGCACGACATTGCTGCCCCGGAGGGCACGCAATCGAAAACCGGCCGCCCCGTCGAGGTGCCGCGGTTCTGGGCCGAAATGAAGGGCCGCTATCCCCACGAGGAAATCATCGCCCCAAATACCAACATGGGCATTGGGGTGATCTGGCGATGAACAGATCAGAAGCGATGCGCCAACGCTGGGCCAATCCAGTCAAACGCGCGAAACTGGTCGAGGCATCCCGGCGGGCCGCGCGTGAGCCGAAGCGCTATGAGCAGAACGCGCAGAACATCGCTCGCGGGCGGCTCGAAGCGTTGGATGCCGACGCGCGTGCCCAGATCGTCGCGGCTGTCGTGTCAGGGCGTTGCCGCAAGCAAGTCGCGGCCGATTGGCTGGTTTGCGTCGATACGGTCGGAAAATACGTCCGCGAAGCCCAGGACCAGCGATGAGCATCGTAACCTACACCCAGCTCAAGACAGCCATCGAGACGTGGCTGGCTCGCTCCGGCGACACCGAAATCAGCGCCAATGCGGCTGATCTTGTCACATTGGCCGAGGCCCGGCTCAATCGCGAACTCAGGCTGCGGGTGAGCTGGACGGATGGGCCTCTCACAGGAACGATCGGCGCCAGCACGATTGCGCTGCCATCCGACTTCCTTGAGGCGCAATCTCTATTCCTGACCACGTTCGGGTCGCAGACGAAGCTCAGCGCCTTCGTGGCCGGCGAATATCCGATAGGCACCGTGAACAGCGTGCCCAGTGCATGGGCGATTGATGGAATCAACATCCAACTCGACGCTCCCTGTGACCAGGCGCATACCTTCATCTTCCGCTACCTCGCCCGCTTTGCGCTCTCCGATACGGTCACTACCAACTGGCTTCTCACAAACCATCCCGACGCTTATCTGTTCTCCGCACTGGTCGAGGCGGAATCGCTGGTCAAGGACACCAGTCAGAAATGGATTGCGCTCTGGAAGGCGCGCGCCGACGAGGCGATTGCGTCCATCAATGAAATCCAGGCCCGTAATATCCTCATCGCCAAGCTGAGGCTGGACCCAGCGATAGGATCGCGCGGCGGCTTCAACATCTACACGGGGCTGTAGATGCCTGCGATCGGGTTCGGAGAATACCGCCCGGACGTGTCGGACTACAACGGGCAGCACACACAGCAACTCGCCAACGTGCTGCCCAGGGGCGACGGCTACGGGCCGGTTAAGGCACTACAGACTTTCACGGCCGCGCTGCCGGCCGGCTGCCGTAAGCTGTTCTATGCCCGCAAAATGACAGACGGCACGATCGTCATCTTCGCCTTCACGTCGACCCGCATCTTCAAGCTCGACAATTCCGCGTTCACCTGGATTCCGGTATCGAAGGTGACCGCGCTGACCTCGATCAGCAACGGCAGCCCGGCCGTCTTCACGCTCAATAGTCATGGGCTGTCGAACGGCGATACGATAGTCCTCTCAACCTCCGCCACGCTGCCGACCGGGTTGACTGTCGGCACGATCTATTACGTCATCAACGCGGCTGCGAACACGTTCAATGTTTCGCTGACCTCGGGGGGCGCGGCGGTCAACACGTCGGGGGCGGGTTCCGGCACGCACTCGATGACCTATGTTTACTCGTCGCTGCCGTCCACCGATAACTGGTGGGCGCTGCAATACGGCAACAACGTCGTCTGCGGCCAGGCCAACAGCGTGCCGCAGGCTTTTGACGTGACGGCCTCCACCGCCTTTGCGGACCTCGCCGGCAGCCCGCCGACCGCGCGGTATGGCGCCGTGGTGGCCCAGTTCATCGTGCTCAGCGGCCTCGTCAACAATCCAAATCGCGCCCAGTGGTGCGATCAGAACGCCATCACGACATGGACCGCGGGGACGGGCTTTGCGAGCTCGTTCGACGCCCCGGACGGCGGCATTGTGCGCGGCGTCGCGGGGGGCGAATTCGGCATCCTGTTCCAGGAATCCTCGCTGCGCCGCTTGATCTACTCGCCGGGGGCAAAGCCTGCCTTCCAGATCGAGCGCATCGCCGAAGAAGTGGGCCTACGTGGGGCTGATTCCATCGTGCGGGCCGGCGAGCGGGTTCTGTTCTATTCGGCGCAGGGCTTCAAGGCCATCGGGCCGACCGGCGGCACCGTCTCGATTGGCAAGGAACGGGTTGATCGCACATTCGCGGGCGTGCTCGATACGGCGAATCTCCAGCTATTCATCGGGGCGGCCGACCCGGAAGGAACGCGCGCGTTCTGGGCCTATAAGCAGCCTTCCGACTCCAGCACGTCCCTGTTCACCCAAGTCATATCCTACGACTGGCAGCTCGACCGCTGGGGGCCGCCGTTCCCATTCGTCGGCGAATTCATCGCGCCGCTCGTCAAGCCTGCAATCACGCTCGACGCGCTGGACACCATATCGACGTCAATCGACGCGCTGACATTCTCGCTCGATGCGGTCGGCTCGGCCATCCAGGCCAGCCTTGCGGGCGTGGATTCCAGCCACAAGGTCGGGTTCTTCTCCGGCTCCAATCTGGAAGCGACCATGCAGACGCCGGAACAGTCGCTTGGAGACAGCCGCGTCATGGTGCGCGGCATCCGCCCGTTGACCGATGCGTCCAGCGTGTTCGGCTCGATCCAGTACCGCGACACGTTGCAGGCCACGGCCACGACCAGCAGCGAGGCGACGCTTAATACGCGAACCGGAGTCTGCCCGCTGCGACGGGATACGCGATACGCCAGGGCGCGCGTTCGCATCCCCGCGGCGACTTCGTGGAATTTCTGCTCCGGCGTCGAGCCTGATTTCGGACAGACCGGGGAAATATGAGGCTTATTGCCGTCCCGCCCGACCAGGCGGCGCATCTG